TACGATCTCAATGTCTTCTCTCAGCATTTTCTACTCCTTTAAGGGTGAGGCCGAAACCCCACCCCGGTTAGAGATTAGTCATATATCGCGGTCGGCATCGGAGTTCCACTGAACCTCGGTTCACTCAGAACAACGAAGCAGGCCATAAGGGTCGCTGTGGCTGGAGTTGCAAGATGCACGGCAATACAATCATTGCCATCCGTCAGCATCCCACCGTTAACCGGGATGCAATACATCTTACTTGTGTCAGTCGTAGCGATTGCAAACAAGTCCACCCCTGCGGTAAGTATCGTCGGGATCATGGCATCCTCATTGTAGAGAGTACCGTCAACAACCGCCGTTTTGCCATTGGAGAAGGTGAGAGCTTCGTTATCGACGAACACATCCGCATCCCACTTATTGAGAACCAGAACACCACCGCGATCCTCATAGATTGTCGCGGCTGCGCCACCCGCACCAGCTACCGTTCCACCAGAGGCCGCAGCAACGCTTGAAGATGCCCCGTCATACTTGAGCATCATTCCTGATTCATAGTACCGGGTAAAGGGCAATAAAGTCGCACAGGAGCTTACACTCACGCCCTGATAAAGAGCGACGTTAAAGGCTTGGCCTATGGCCGCACCCGTCATGAGATAAATCTCGGCCTGGTTATAATTCTTGAGCGAAATAATATCGCTCACAGCGGTCGTGGTTTTATCAACCGGCGCCCAGCCGGAAACAACTGCGTATTTATTATTCAGTCCTATCATTTTACTTTCCTCCTAATATCTACCGGAATAACCCGGTGATTGGTTAATTATGCTCTGGCCGAGGTCACTATAAAATGTCCTTGGGCTTCTGAACCTTTGGCCGGAATCAAAGAACTCGCACGCCAGGGCTGTCCATCCATTCTGAGGACGAAACGCAGGCATTGTTCGTCATAGATAAATCTGACGTGAATGCTCACATCTGTTTTCATGCCGCCCTTTTCTGCCACAATATACCCATCCTTGAAGTTACCAAGGATGATATCGCCAGCATCGCCCAGTGGCTGTGCCTGCTCAATCGCGTATGCCGGGAGTCCCATGATACGAGCATAAGGGGCATCGCTCAAACCGCCAGGAGGCATATAAACCGGGATTCCGCCAGTTCCAACTGCGAGAGACATGGTGTAGAGTTGGGGTTCTATGTTCTGGTTGTAATACCAGGCATAGTTTCCGGTCTGGGAAGCAAACCTTCGCGCGTACATCTTTATAATGTTTTCCGCGAGAATCGTATCTTTCAACTGCCCACTTTCCTTGGCTACCGAAACGAGACTACCACTTGCGAGAACACCAAGGGCCTCTGCGACTCCATCCCCGTTGATGATATCGTCCTGTACCTGAAAATCAAAGGCTGACTTAAAGGCCGAAGAAACTCGGGATTCCATTGCCACGGCATCCATAATCAGTTCATCGGTCAGGTAGGCCATTCCAATGAGTTTCTTCAGGGTTAATTCAACCCTGCGGAATTTCGGCTTACTTGCTGTCTTTTCTCCAGCCTCATCAGCGTGGTAAACAATGACCCCGCCTGCGGTACTGGCAACCCTGGACGTTTCATCAAAACCATTCAGAACGATTCCGTTGGCGTTGGCACTGATGGGGATCGTTTCGCACTTGCTTGCAATCAGGCCATTCTCAAACAGATCCTGGAAAAGGGTGTTTGAGAAATCAGTCTGAACCATAAACCCGCCATCGGAGGGGACCGTTTCACTCATTCCAGCCGCAGCGCGAATGTTGAGTAATCGGGGGTCTGTGCGCCCACCAGGACTACCGGCATTGATAACCGCCGCGAGTTGCTCACCGAAAGAACTGAAGCTGTCTTTGGCGCGGGTATCGACCACTTCAATCTTCGCATCCTTGGCAACCGTCATGCTCTCGCCGGGTTTTTCGAGTCTCGCCAGCACTCGTTCCTGACGTTCCTGCGTGGATACTATTTTCTCGTACTCTTCCACGGTATCCATGATCTCTTTCTTGAGAGCCACTTCGGCATCTACCATGTCGCGATTTTCCGCAACACACTTTGTATCGATATCGGCCACCTTTGCCATAAGGTTTTTGATATCTTCTCTATATTGTGTAATCGTTTTCATTTAAATTTCCTCCTAAATTTGTGATGGAGCCGCAATCTCGGCTCGTGTTAATAGGTCTGACACCTTGTCATCTTTTGGCATCTCAGCATCACGCAGAGGAACAGTCTGGGCATCACGCACAGCCTGATCAACTTCGTCTTGATCCTGGGCATCACGCACAGGGTCTTCGACTAAGCCTTTAGCCAATATTTCCTTCGCTTGCTTTCGGGAACACCCGGCATCACGCAGGGCAGTCTCTAAATCTCGCGGATTCAATTCTGTTTCACATACTCCGTTTAGACAATCTGGTACGTTTGCAAATACCGATAAATCAAACATTGTTGCCTTGGCCTCTTCGCCTTTTTCAATCCGGTCAATCATCCCCATTTCAAGGGCCTCTTCTGCCGTAAGCCATGTCTCGGCTGACATAAGGGCTTTGATTTCTTTCTCATCCTTGCCGGTTTTATTCACGTATGTTTTTGCAAGCACACCGTCGATTTTATCCAAGAGGTCGGCTTCTTCCCTGAAATCAGACGCGCTACCAATTGAGATTGACCACGCCTCATGAAACATAAAAAAAGCATTTTCGGCCATTACTACCTCATCACCGGCCAAGGCAATGATCGAAGAGATTGAAGCAGCCAACCCGTCAATGTGAACTATCACTTTTGCCGGATGCTGCTTGATCGCGTTTGCTATAGCGGTCCCATCGAAGACATCACCGCCGGGTGAATTGATGCGAACATGAATAGTTCCGGCCTTGATTCCATTCAGATCTTTAGCAAATTGACCGGCTTCAATACCAAACCAGCCGATTTCGTCATAAATATAGACTGTTGGCCCGTCATCTATTTTGGCATTTTTTGCGCCCGGTCCCGGACGTTCCGCCCTTCGCATATCCCCACCACATTCAGGACACTTGATATCCTGGCAATGTTTTTCTGATTGCATTTCGTAACCACATTCAATGCACTCACAATTATATTCTTCATTCTTTATTTTATAGCTCCCAGAGTTCCTTCTCGCTTTGAACGGGCTGCGTTTGATTCTCATTTTATTCAACCTCCTTGGGGGTTTCAGGTATTACCGCCGGGACTATGCCCTTGCTTGCAGCTTTATCCATAAATTCGTCTATCTTGCTTAACGGGATCATATTATTCACCGGAACAAATAGTTCGTCGGCGTATTCGTTGTCGCTGGGATCCCAGTCTTCTTTTTCGCGGATATCGTTCGGGCTCATTGCCCCTATTCCAAACATCTTCGCATAATAATCGGCGCGGTCTTTTGAGTTCCCACGCATCAGACCATCGACATTGTGTCTGGTATAGATCCCCTGCTTGAATTGCTCCGGCTCAGTGAGAAGCTGCATGTTGTAATGCTGCTCAAATCGTATAAGCCAAGGCAGAATTGAGTCGGTCACGAATGATATCTGCTCTGATTCGATATTTGAGAAGGATGATTTTGTGAGGTCTTTCAGCTTGTGCGGGGGGAGATTAAACCACCTTGCAACTTCGGGGATCTGAAACTGCCTGCTCTCCAAGAACTGCGAATCGTTCGGTGGAATGCCAACATTTTCTATTTTCATGCCGTCCTGTAGGAGCATAAGGCGGTGAGTTTTACCAAGGCCGCTGTATGTGTCTGTCAATGAGCTTTTAAGATCGGCATTCCCCGCCGGATCGAGTTTTCCATTCATCGATACAATCACGCCGGGATGTGTGCCTTGCCCGAAATAATTACTCCCGAATGTCTCCATTGCCATAGTGAGGCCGAGGGACTTTCGGGCCATGTGAACAATAGAGTAACCCATAAAACCGTCGTTTCCGAGGCTAGGAATATGAAGTATTTTTGATCTCGGGAGTGTTTTTCCCTCGCTCCCAACCCTGATATTATATATAAGCTCCCCGTTCCTAAATTCAGGCCGGACACGGTTCGGACCTATCGGCCACAGCTCAACAACCTCACCCATACCGTTCCGAACGATCTCGGCATAACAATTCCCCCACGTAAGGACGTGCGCCATCATTACTTCACGGCCTACCTGTGCGGTCATGTAGGGATTAAATCGGTCATGGAGTACCTTGAAGAGGGGCTTTTCACTGACAAATACGGTCTTTCGCTTGCTTTTTCTGAGTAGGTGGAGGGGAAGCGTGGATACTGTGCCAGAATAGAGCGTCACAGCATTCCAAAACGGTGCGCAGGTGAGCGCGGTTTCTTCAGTGACAACCTCGCCAGATAGGGATTG